ACTATCAACGCCATTGTTGTTGGTGAAGGTAGATTTGATGTAGATTACAAGATTCAGAAGAATATTGGATGGGAAACTAACATCGGTATGCTCAGTCTTGATGATCAGGTTGTATCTGACAATGATTATTATCAAAATCTGTCATACTCTATTAAGAGTCCACTTACCTATCAAAAGACGACTGAAGTTGTCAAGGGTATGCTGCATACCACTGGTACTAAGGACTTTGCAGATACTGGTATTACTTCAGAGGCACCAGCTGGTGTTGGTTCCCGTACAAATGGTGATCTGATTGGTGATAAGGGTGTGGACGATGAAACTTCTATCTTCAGAGATGTAATTGAAGAGGTAAGAGTAGATACTGTTTATGACTTTGATTTAGTCAGAGATATTGATGTTTCTAATGGTAAGTCTAAATTTATTGAATTTAAAAATAGGAGACTGACTGACTACATTGATTGTAGAACAAATAGAGTTTTGACAATTGATGATATTAGTTCTCAATTCTCTAACTTGGATGGAGATCCAAGTCAATTTGTAAAACTGATTAACTTTGATAGTGGTAGAAACTATTACAATGTTCTTGCAAGAGTTGTCAATACTTCAGGCACTGAGGTATCCTTGACTGAATTTGTAATTCTTAATTCTAACGATGATTTCTTTATTATTGACAGAGGTGAGGTTGTAAATAACGGAACAAATCTATTGCATAACGATGGAGAAGAACTCGGAACATTCAGTGTTGTCACTGATGCTTTTGGCGACAGTGCTCTGAGATTTACTCCAACTGAACCACTTGAAACTGATTATGATTTGAAACTGAGAATAAGTGAATTTAATTCTTCCGTCTTAGGTATTGGAACTGTTGATTTTGGCGTCATAAAACTCGTTGGTTCTAATGGACTTACAAATACAACAGGTATTACAACAACGATTTATACTGGATTCACGACATCAACCACTGGATTGTTTGCCGATATTCAAGTAATTGATAAAGCAACTGATGAAATGAACTTCGTTAGTGCTTATCTGTCTCATAATGGAACAGATACTTTCTTGACTCAATCATTCAATGACACAAATGCTTCTACAAATGCATTGACTGTAGATGAAATTGGAGAATTTAGTGCAGATATTGTTAGTGGTATGGTGTCGTTTAATTATACCAGTGATAAAAATAACAATGTTGAAATCAGATCGAGAATTGTTGGGTTTGGAACAACTGGCATGGGTGCTGGAACATACAGATTCAAGTCACCAGGTCAATCAGATGGATCTGAAAGATCTGTTATCTATCAAGCAGGGTTCACAACTGATACTACAGTATCCGTAGCATCTACCATTCTGTCTATTGATAATAATCTCTTTAATGCAGTCAAATCTTATGTTCAGGTAAGTGTAGGTAATTCAAGTGCTCTTCATCAGGTAATGATGGTCAGAGATAATAATCAAGATGTTTACTTACAACAATCTGGATATTTATCAGCAAATTCAACAACTGGTCTTGGAACCTTTGGTACTAATATAGATTCTGGTTATCTTGGACTTGAATTTACACCCGATACTGCAGATACAGAAATTAAGATATTCAGTGAGTGCTTCTATCAGAGACAAGATTCGCTGAATATTCCATCAGATCTGTCATTCAATTCTATTACAGAGACTATTGACTATAAGGAATATAATGCTATCAATGGGGATAGAATTAATAAGAGGAAGTTTAGAGTTACCCATAAAGGTATACCCATTTTTGCTAAGACTTTCAATCCTGCAGATAGCAATGAAGTAAACCTTACTACTGGTAAGTTCTCAATCAAAGATCACTTTTTCTCTGATGGAGAACAACTAAATTATACACCTGGCGCCACATTCGTTGGAGTTGGTTCTACTTCAATGCAGTATAGAAGTGATGCTGGTGTTGAAGGTGTTGTTCCTCCAGTAGTATTTGCCATTGTTGGTAGTGACCCCGATAGTTTCCACATTTCCACAACCAGAGCAGGTACGGCAATTACGTTTACATCGGCAGGTGAAGGCAATTCTCACATGCTTGAGATGGATCAAAGAAATTCCAAGTCACTGATTACTATTGATAATGTTGCACAATACCCTGTTGCATTCTCCGCAGTATCTCATGGTTTAGGAGATAATGGTGGATCAATCGGTATTGGCAGCACATTGTTTGCACTGAGTGGTATTTCTACCATTTCTCCCAACGATGTTCTGAGAATTGATGATGAATTCATGATTGTTCAGAACGTTGGTTTCGGAACCACAAATGCTGGACCTATTAGTAATAGTGGAAGTGTTGGTCTTGTTCTTGTTGAGAGAGGTGCAATCGGTAGCGCTGCTTCTACTCACCAGGATGCGACTGGTGTAGCAACAGTATTCAAGGGTGGATACAATCTTGTTGGTCAGGATATTTACTTCACACAACCTCCTAGAGGTAACCCTCAAATTGAGACAACTGATTCCAACTTACCATTCCCAACATCACACTTCAATGGTAGAGCATATCTGAGACAAGATTATACTACAAACAGAGTTTATGATGATATATCTGATAAGTTCACTGGTATTGGTCAGACATTTACCTTAAATGTTGGTGGCGCTAATACTGCAGGTATTGGCACTACGGGTGGTAACGGAGTGCTGTTCATTAATGGTATTTTTCAAACACCTACTACTCAGAATAATCCATCCAATAACTTTAATATTATTGAAAATAATGCACTTGGAATTAGTAGTGTAGTATTCAGTGGAATCAGAGACCAGTCTAATAATATCTTTACTAGTGTTGCTGATGTGAATATCGGTCAACTGCCAAGAGGTGGAATGATCGTATCACTTGGTTCCAGTGGTGGACTTGGATATGCTCCACTTTCAGGTGCAGGAGTAACTGCAGTTGTATCTGGTGGCGTAATTACTTCTGTCGGTCTTGGTACAACTGATAATGTAGGATCTGGTTATAATCATATCGTAGCGATTGGAATTTCTGTATTTGAACCTGGTCATAGTGGATCTACTGCTGATATTTCAGCAACCGTAGGTGCAGGTGGAACCCTTACATTTACTGTAAATGATGGTGGATCTGGATATACCGATCCTCAGATATTTGTATCTGAACCATCATATGAAAACCTTGAGATTGAAGGTGTATCAAGACTTGGTATTGGCTCTACCACGGATACTGGTATTGGATGTCTTCTTGATGTAACAGTTGGTGCAAGTTCTACAGTTGGTGTTGGTTCAACATATCATGCTGTTACTGGATTTAAGATTGCACGTTCTGGTTATTCCTTCAGAAGAGGTGACGTGTTCAGACCTGTAGGTTTGGTTACTGCCTTGCATCGTACAGAACCAATAGAAGAATATACTCTCACTGTATTGGATATCTTCACGGATAACTTTGGATCATGGCAGTTTGGTGAAATTGATTATATTGATTCTATCAAGAATTTCCAAGATGGTTCAAGAAAGAGATTCCCACTCTTCTACAATAACGAACTGTTGAGTTTTGAAGCAGAAACAGATTCTGATATTGATCTTGCTGCCGCACTCCTCATTATAATTGATGGTGTTATCCAAGAACCAGGTGTTGCATATGAGTTTGATGGTGGTACAACATTCTCGTTCACTGCACCTCCTTTACCAGAAGCAAATATTGACGTATTTTTCTACAGAGGAACAAGAGGAACTGATACAGTATTGATTACTGGTGTCAACCAACTTATTGAAAAAGGTGACCAAGTTCAAATTCTGAAGAACAATGCCAACAGAAGCACAAGATCTCAGGGTAAGAGAAGAGTATACAACCTTGATGCATCAGATAAGATTGAAACCAACGTCTACATTGATGAAGGAATTAATGAAGAAGATTACAAACCAATTAGCATAATCAAGCAGAAGGTTGATCTTACTTTGAATGGTGAAAAAGTTTACAAGACTAGAGATTCTCTTGAGGGTCAAGTATTCCCAGTTGCAAAGATTATTGGAGATTTCTCCACCACTGACACTGAAATATTCCTTGAGAATACTGATCTTTTTGATTATGATTCTCCCGTCTCTATCGGATTCATGGCAGTCGCTGGTATCGGTAGCACCGATGCTGTAAACAATGTTGAGTTTGTATCTGGAGCAACAAACATTCAAGGTTTCTCTGGAATTATCACTGGTATTACAACTACAACAGGCACTGGAGGTCATCCACTCGCACTTGAGTTCTCACTGAAACAAGCATCCTTCTCGGGATTGTCTGCTGGATATCCAATCTTTATCAGTGACACCACTCTTGGAACTGGAGCAACATCGGTATTTAATTCTAACACAGAAGTTGTTTCTATCGGTCAAACATTTTTAGATAATGTTTATAACATTAGTGCTCTACATGTAAATGGAACACTTGGAATTATCACTTGTAACATTGACTCTGGAAGTCCTGTAACTGGTCTTTCTACCTTTGGTGATGATAATAATCCTGTTGGAACATTCTCTTGGGGTAGACTTTCGGGATTCTCAAGAGGTTCTTCTCCAATTTCTATTGGTGTAACTGGTCTTACAGTACCAAGTGTAACTGTCGGAATTAGTACCTTCCCAATTGTTCAGAGAAGGGGTGTTGGACTTCGTGAGACTGGTTCACTACCAAAACAATTGTAATAATATTGTATAAATATCTAAAAACGCAATGATATGGCAGCTGTCGTAACAGATCAATTTAGACTTTCGAATGCCAGTAATTTTGTAGATTCGGTTACTTCTGCAAGTAATTCCTACTATGTGTATTTGGGTCAACCAAGCCCAGATTCACCATCTGCGGGATTTGGTAGAACATCAGATTTTGATACTAATGTTCCAAGTCCCACTGATAATCTTCAATACGCTGGATTCTATAAGAAGAATATACTTTTTGGAAAGAAGGTAAACGGAGCGAATATTAGACGAGTTATTAGAAAGGTAACTTGGACTGTTAATAATCGCTATGACATGTATAGACATGATTATGATATTGAAAATCCTACTCCTAATTCCAACTCAAGTAGGTTATATGACTCTAATTTCTATGTAATGAACAGCGACTTTAGAGTCTATATTTGTATTGATAATGGTTCTTCTGGAACCAATACGAAGGGTAATAATTCTCAAGACGAACCAACATTCACTAGTCTAGCGCCATCTGCTGCTGGGACAAGCGGTGATGGTTATATTTGGAAGTATTTGTTCTCCGTATCACCCAGTGATATCATCAAGTTTGACTCTACTGAATATATCGTAGTCCCCAATGACTGGGCAACCTCAACTGATACTCAAATTTCAGATGTAAGAGAGGCAGGTGATTCTAGTGTTCAGAATAACCAAATCAAAAAGGTTTATATTGATGATGCTGGCGCTGGATATAGCGCTGGTACTGTTAATATACTTGGTGACGGCACTGGTGCTAAAGTTTCTATCTCTGTTAATAGTTCTGGCAACATTACTGGAGCAACAGTAACTCAAGGTGGTAAAGGATATACATTTGGTATTGTTGATCTTGGTAGTTTGCAACCATCTGGTTCTATTCCAAACCCTGCAAAGTTGATTCCTATCATCCCACC